TACAAATCAGTCGAGGAGAATCCAATAAAGGTAGACGTTAAGTGTTTGACAGATAAGTACCAGATTCACGATCAGAGCTATTCTATTAAAGAGGACAAGATGTACTCTTGTTACAATTTATATAATCTAACCGGAAGACCCACAAACTCTTTTAACGGCATTAACTTTCTAGCCATTCCCAAAGAAAACGATTTCAGAAGTTGCTTTTTACCGTCAAACGACTTTCTTGTTGAATTCGACTTCGATGCGTACCACTTGAGGCTAATAGCTAAACTCATAAATTTTGAATGTCCACAAGAGTCTTTTCACGAATATCTTGGTAAAAGCTATTTCAACAAAGAGGAGCTTACAGAAGAAGAGCTTACAGAAGAGGAATACAAAGAGTCCAAAACCATTACGTTCAAACAGCTTTACGGTGGAGTTGATAAAAAGTACAAACACATAGACTTCTTTGCGCAAATGGGTTCTTATATAGACGAGATGTGGAAGCAATACAATAAACAAGGATACAAGCTCCCAACGGGCAGAATAATTAAGAAGGACGATTCCATGACCAAGTACAAGCTATTTAACTACGTGGTACAGAACATGGAGACTCGGGAAAATATTTATAAGATAGATGAGGTTCAGTCATATCTAAAAAAGACAAAGGCCAAAACCAAGTTGATTCTGATCACCTACGACTCGTTTCTATTTGATTTTAGTAAGAAAGATGGAAAAAAGACCTTACAGGAGATCAAAACCATATTGGAAACAGGCCAAATGAAAGTAAAACACAAACATGGGACCAGCTATGCATTCTAAACTAATTACAAATATTTATTAAACAAGGTTATGACAGAAACAAACACAATAGAACTAACACGAGAATCGCTTATGAACAAGCTGTTTTGCACATTCGCTAAAAAAGAGTTATTAGACGAAAGGTTGCAGGAGATAAATAAAGAATACAAGATACTTTACAATAAGATATTCGTATTGGCCTCACCAGAGTCTGACGAGTACATGTGCACATACAACATTGAAATAGAAGGCCCTAACACCAAGATCCTACCGAATACTATTTTATTGCACAGAAAAAAAGAATCCAACACACTATACACCATTAATGCCCTTAACACTCTAATCAAAAGTTTGAATAACGGAGTATTGGACAATAAGTTTATGGTGAACTGGCCTGAATATAGGAACTCTATCCTATTGACCCAAGGCGAGGATCTAAGAAAGCTGAACACCTCTATCCACAAGATAGTTGCTGTATAATTCACTGAAAAATAAATTTTTTTCTTTCGAATTTTTTTAGTATATTAGCTATATAATAAATTATTAAACAACAGTTATGGACATTTCTCAATTAAAGTCTAGGCTCGCCTCCCTACAAAATCCAAGAGGCGGACAGAAAAAGGATTTCAGTTTAACAGTCTGGAAACCCACTGTAGGTAAACACTTAGTTCGTATTGTACCATCCGCGTACGACAAATCGAACCCATTCAAGGAATTATTTTTCCACTACGGCATCAACAACAAGACGATGATTTCTCCGACTTCTTTCGGCGAAAAAGATCCAATCGTTGAATTCGCTCAAGGTTTAAGAAAGAGCGACGATTGGCAGTCAGCTAAGAAGTTCGAACCAAAATTACGTGTATTTGTTCCAGTCATCGTAAGAGGCGAAGAAGAAAAAGGCGTAAGATTATGGGAATTCGGCAAGCAAGTCTACATGGATTTGTTAGCAATCTTAGAGGACGAAGACGTAGGAGATTTTACAGATCCTATTCAAGGTCACGACATTACAGTCGACACAGCTGGTAAAGAAACCACTGGATTAATGTACAACACTAGTACAGTAAGAGTTAGAACAAAAGTTACTCCGTTATCGGAAGATGCTGACAAAGTAAAGTTATGGTTAACAACTCAACCAGAGCCTAATACTCTATTTAAGCGTTGGTCTTACGAAGAGATGAAATCTGCTTTAGGCGCTCATTTGAACCCTGAAGAAGAGATCAAACAAAACGCAGACGTAGTAGTTGAAAAAACTGCACAAGTAGGAGATCTACCTTGGGAATCAAAAGAAGAAGCAGTTAAACCAGCTTTCACTTTGAACACAAGTAAGACAGAGATCGATAGCAAAATCGATGACCTTTTTAACTTCTAAATTCATATAAGCCCTCACCTAAAAATGAGGGCTTTTTAAACCGCACAAATGGCAAAGGCTAAAGAAGGGTTAAATAGCTCCATATCAAAAGCTATCAAGACAGAATTCAATTTAGACAATTTTAAGAAGTCAAAAAATCTTTCATCTACATCGATTAAATTTAAAGATCAAACGTGGATTCCATTATCGAAATCGTTTCAAGACGCATTACAAATCCCAGGCGTTCCAAAAGGTCACATTACTTTATTAAGAGGTCACTCTGATACTGGTAAAACGACTGCTTTATTGGAAGCCGCAGTAAATGCTCAAAAGATGGGTATATTACCAGTGTTCATTATCACAGAGATGAAATGGAGTTGGGAACACGCTAAAGAAATGGGATTGCAATTCGAAGAGGTTGCTGACGAAGACGGCGTAGTATCCGATTACAAAGGCTTTTTCTTGTTCGTTGATAGAGAAAAGATGAATTGTATCGAAGACGTATCAGCATTTATCTTGGATATTTTGGACGAACAGAAGGCCGGCAACTTACCTTACGATATCTGTTTCTTTTGGGATTCTGTGGGCTCCGTCCCATGCCGACTATCGATAGAGTCAAACAAGAACAATAACGAGTGGAATGCGGGTGCTATGTCACAACAGTTCGGACAGTTCGTTAATCAGAAGATTGCGTTATCAAGAAAAGAGAGTCAACCTTATACAAATTCATTCGTTGCTATCAATAAAGTTTGGGTCGCAAAACCTGAAACTATTATGAGTCAACCAAAGATGAAGAATAAAGGCGGAGACACAATGTTCTTTGACGCATCTCTTATTATCACTTTCGGAAACGTTACTAACGCAGGTACAAACAAGATCAAAGCTACCAAGAACGGTAAAGAGGTCGAGTTTGCAAAGAGAACAAAAATCTCTTGCGATAAGAACCACGTTACTGGAGTTACTGCTTTGAACAAGGTTATTATGACAGTACACGGATTTATTGACGACGATAAGAAAGCATTAGACAATTACAAGAAACAGTATTCTCATCAGTGGTTAAAAACATTGGGTTCAAAAGACTTCGATGTAGTTGAAGAGGCTGACGAAGACATTAAAGACATATTTGACAGTTCAGAACATGAATAAAGATTACCAAAAGATATTTGATTCGCTTGGAAAGGCAGAAGTTGAAGAGACAAAAGAAGATCTAAAGGTAAACGATAGAATTTTAATTATCGATTCACTCAATACTTTCTTAAGAGCGTTTACGGTTATACAGCATTTTAACAAGAGTTTGAATCACGTTGGTGGATTAACAGGTTACCTAAGGTCGCTTGGTTTTGCCATCAACTTGATTCGACCTACCAGAGTGATTCTGGCGTTCGATGGCAAGGGTTCATCAACGAATAAACGATATATCTATCCAGAGTACAAAGCTAACAGAGGCATACGCAGGGTCACTAACTGGGATGCTTTTGAGAATCAGGAACAAGAATCAGAAGCAATCACAAATCAGTTGGTAAGATTAATAGATTATTTGAAGTGTTTGCCAGTAGATTTAATTTCGATAGACAAAATAGAAGCAGACGATGTTATTGGTTACATCACTCAACAGATGGACACTGATTTTACAATAATGTCTTCAGACCGAGATTATTTACAGCTCGTATCTGAAAGGATAACTGTATATTCTCCTACGAAAAAAATCTTCTACACTCCTAAAAAAGTCTTAGACGAATACGGAGTTAGCAGCGAAAACTTTTTGAATTATAAAGTTTTAACCGGAGATTCTGGAGATAACGTTCCTGGAATTAAAGGCATCGGACCAAAGACGATAACAAAACTTTATCCGGAATTAGCGAGCTACAATAAAATGACTTTAACAGAAGTTATACAAAAAGCAAAAGACGGAGACGGAAAAGCATTCATGAGTATTAGAAATTTCGAGCATCAGCTAAAGATAAACGAAAAGCTAATGGATCTAACAAATCCCAACATACCAGAAGATTCTATTGTAGAAATACAAGAAATGTTGGAGAGTCCTAACAAGACTTATAGATCAAAGGAATTTATGGAAATTTATCACGAAGACGATTTAGGAAATTCGATAGCAAATCTCCAGTCGTGGTTACACAATCATTTTCACCAGTTATCAAAATATAAATAAGTTATGGCAGTTTTAAATCAGTTACAACAGTACGGCATCGGTTTTCAAATTAAGGTTTTATCAAGCTTATTAAAAGATAAAGAATTCTTACAAAATATAAACGACATTTTAGACGTAGAGATGTTCGATAATCCAGCACACAAGTGGATTGTACAAGAGATATTAAGGTACTATTACAAGTATCATACAACTCCTTCGATGGAATCGTTACAGGTCGAAGTTAAGAAGATCGACAACGATGTATTAAAGGTGAGTGTTATAGAACAATTAAAAGAATCGTTGAAAGCTACAGACGAAGACAGAGAGTACGTAGAGAGCGAATTTTCTAACTTCTGTAAGAATCAGCAGATGAAGAACGCGATCATGAATTCGGTTAGTCTTTTAGAAAAGGGAGAATTTGATCAGATTAGATCAATGATCGATACAGCATTAAAAGCAGGACAAGACAAGAGAATAGGACACGAATACGAGAAGGACATGGAAACTCGATACAGAATGGAACAGCGTTCTCCTATCGCAACTCCATGGGCAAATCTAAACGAATTGCTGATGGGAGGTTTGGGTGTAGGAGATCTAGGAATTATATTTGGAAATCCTGGTGGAGGTAAATCGTGGTTGTTGGTAAACTTAGGCGCTATAGCAGTGCAAATGGGTTTTACCGTAAATCACTACACTTTGGAATTATCAGAAGACTATATTGGTAAAAGGTACGATGCGTTGTTTACAGGCATAGACGTTCAACAGATTCACTTGAACAGAGACAAGGTTCAACAGGAAATTGACAAGCTAAAAGGCAAGTTAATTATCAAGGAGTTTCCAATGGGTAAAACCACACCTAACACCATAGAAAATCACATTCAAAAGTGTAGAGATTTAGGGCATCCTCCAGACTTGGTTATTATAGACTACGTTGACTTGTTAAAGAGCAAAACAAGGTCCATAGATCCAAAGGACGCCATAGACGATGTATACACAGCAGTCAAAGGTATGGCAAGAGAAATCAAAGTACCAGTTTGGACAGTGTCCCAAGTAAATAGAATGGGAGCAAAAGACGACGTAATCGAAGGGGACAAGGCCGCTGGATCTTACAACAAGATGATGATTGCCGACTTTGCGATGTCCTTATCAAGAAAGAGACAGGACAAGGTAAATGGCACGGGTAGAATGCACGTAATGAAAAATAGATACGGGGCAGACGGCATGACCTACGCGGCAAAGGTAAACACCAATTGTGGAAGAATAGAGATTAACAAAGACGAGATAAGCGAAGACGATTTGACTTTTGACACTGGCAAACCAAACGGACATGGCAATAATGGCAGTTTTAGCGCCGATGAGAAAAATTATCTTTCCAAGAAATTCTTTGAGATGAACATATAAATTAGCTTAAAAAGGCTATATTTATTAGTACAAAACGCGATTTATGAATTTTTTAATTGATTTATTTAAGAGAGCAACAAAGGGGAACAATTTTAGAACTCCTTCAACAGTAACAAAGTACAACGACAAGATTGCTCAGTTGAACTCCCTTTCGCCTAATCAATATGATAAGATCAATGTTAATACTATTAACAGGGTGTCTAAGACAAACAGCGCGTTGACTCAAACTTCGACAAATACTACTCCTCCAAAAGCGTAGTATAAAAGTCGAGTACAATCTCTAAATTTACTTAAAGGTTACGAAAAAAGCCAAGGGTATACACATATGCTTACAGGCTAAACTAGGCTAAATTATTTTATAACACAAAAAACAAATCCTTATATGGATATTACGCAGGAGATTCTATCTGACATTACGGTGTATAACAAGTACGCAAAGTATTTACCTGAATTACAGAGAAGAGAAAAGTGGAACGAGATAGTTACGAGAAACAAAGAGATGCACCAGAAAAAGTTCCCGCAACTATCCAAAGAAATTGAAGAGGCTTATAAACTAGTATATGATAAAAAAATTCTTCCTTCAATGCGTTCGATGCAGTTCGCAGGCAAGCCCATTGAAATTAATAATGCTCGTATATTTAATTGCTCTTTTGCTCCTGTTAATGATTGGAGGGTGTTCAGTGAAGTAATGTTCCTTTTGTTAGGAGGTTGCGGTGTTGGATATTCAGTACAAAAGCATCACATTGACGAGTTACCAGAAATTACAAAGCCAACAAAAGAAAAGCGATTCTTAGTTGGAGATTCTATAGAAGGTTGGGCAGACGCAGTAAAGATTTTAATGAAGTCTTACTTAGTTGGTGGACCAAGACCTAAATTCGATTTTAGGGACGTTAGACCAAAGGGTGCAATGTTAATTACTGCAGGCGGTAAAGCGCCAGGACCAGAGCCATTAAAAGAGTGCTTGTTCCAAATTCAAAAGATTTTAGATCGTAAAGAAAGCGGAGACAGGCTATCCCCATTAGAGTGTCACGATATGATCTGTTATATTGCAGACGCCGTATTATCAGGCGGTATTCGTAGAGCGGCTTTGATTTCTTTATTCAGTTTCGACGACGAAGACATGTTAACATCTAAATTCGGA